ATGACCCGACGGTGCAGTTTGAGTTCTGGTTTTCGGAAAAACGCATCACGAACACGGCACAGGTGGAAAAATCTGCCCGTTATCTGGGGAGCGGCAGTCAGTGGACTGTCCAGGGAAGCCGGATTAAGCCGGGGACGGATTTCTGGTTTTACGTGCGCAGCGTCAACCTGGTGGGGAAATCTGCGTTTGTGGAAGTCAGCGGGCAGCCCAGCAATGATGGTGAAGGGTATCTGGAATTTTTCCGGGAAAAAATAGGAAAACTGCATCTGGCTCAGGGGCTATGGGAGCTGATAGACAACAGCCAGCTTGCGGATGAGATGGCGGAGATGAAGACCACCATCACGGAAACCCGCAATGAAATCACACAGACGGTCAGTAAAACGCTGGAGAACCAGAGCGCCACTATACAGCAGATACAGCGCGTGCAGAAGGACACAAATGATGACCTGGCTGCGCTGTACATGCTGAAGGTTCAAAAAACGAAAGACGGCATTCCCTATGTGGCCGGGATTGGTGCAGGGATTGAGGATACTGATGGCCAGCCACTGAGCAACATACTGCTGCTGGCTGACCGTATCGCGATGATAAATCCGGAGAGCGGCAACAGCACGCCGTTATTTGTGGCGCAGGGGAATCAGCTGTTCATGAACGACGTGTTCCTGAAGCGACTGTTTGCGGTGAGTATCACCTCGTCCGGCAATCCCCCGACGTTTTCCCTGACGCCGGACGGGCGACTGACGGCGAAAAATGCGGATATCAGTGGCAGTGTGAATGCGAACTCAGGGACGCTCAACAACGTCACGATTAATGAGAACTGTCAGATTAAGGGGAAACTGTCAGCCAACCAGATTGAAGGTGATATTGTCAAAACGGTCAGCAAGTCTTTCCCCGCACGAACAGTTATGCCAGTGGCACCATCACGGTAAGAATCAGTGATGATCAGAAGTTTGACCGGCAGGTCATGATACCGCCAGTGTTATTCCGCGGTGGTAAGCATGAGAATTTCAACAGTAATAACCAACAGTCATACTGGTATTCAACCTGCCGGTTAAGAGTGACCCGCAATGGTCAGGAGATTTTTAATCAGTCCACGACGGATGCTCAGGGCGTATTTTCCTCAGTTATAGATATGCCTGCCGGACAGGGGACGCTGACACTGACATTCACCGTATCTTCATCAGGAGCGAATAACTGGACACCAACAACCAGTATCAGCGATCTGCTGGTTGTGGTGATGAAAAAATCCACAGCAGGTATCAGTATCAGCTGAATTTTATAACCCATATACGGGCGCCAGAAATGGCGCCTTTTTTATTGCAGAAAAGCGAGAGGTAATTATGCGTAAACTTTATGCCGCCATTTTGTCCGCAGCCATCTGTCTGGCCGTATCCGGCGCGCCTGCATGGGCGTCTGAGCAGCAGGCCACGCTGAGCGCGGGGTATCTTCATGCCCGGACGAGCGCTCCCGGTAGCGATAATCTTAACGGGATTAACGTGAAATACCGTTATGAATTTACGGACACGCTGGGGCTGGTGACGTCATTCAGCTATGCAGGAGACAAGAATCGCCAGCTTACCCGTTACAGCGATACCCGCTGGCATGAAGATTCCGTTCGTAACCGCTGGTTCAGCGTAATGGCGGGGCCGTCTGTGCGCGTGAATGAATGGTTCAGCGCGTATGCGATGGCGGGTGTGGCTTACAGCCGTGTGTCGACTTTCTCCGGGGATTATCTCCGCGTAACTGACAACAAGGGGAAAACGCACGATGTGCTGACCGGAAGTGATGACGGTCGCCACAGCAACACGTCTCTGGCGTGGGAGCTGGCGTGCAGTTTAACCCGACCGAATCCGTGGCCATTGATATTGCTTATGAAGGCTCCGGCAGTGGCGACTGGCGCACTGACGGTTTCATCGTGGGTGTCGGTCATAAATTCTGATTAGCCAGGTAACACAGTGTTATGACACGCCCGCCGGTTCAGGCGGGTCTTTTTTGTGGGGGGAATATGGCAGTAAAGATTTCAGGTGTACTGAAAGACGGCACAGGAAAACCGGTAGAGAACTGCACCATTCAACTGAAAGCCAGACGGACCAGCAGCACGGTGGTGGTGAACACGGTGGCCTCTGAAAATCCGGATGAAGCCGGTCGTTACAGCATGGACGTTGAGTACGGTCAGTACAGCGTTATTCTGTTGGTGGAAGGGTTCCCGCCGTCACATGCCGGGACCATCACCGTGTATGAAGATTCTCAACCGGGGACGCTGAATGATTTTCTCGGTGCCATGTCGGAGGATGACGTCCGGCCGGAGGCACTGCGTCGTTTTGAACTGATGGTGGAAGAAGCGGCGCGTCACGCTGAGGAGGCGAAGAAGAATGCCGGAGAGGCGGAGACGTCCGCGAGGAATGCCGGCATATCAGCCAGTCAGGCAGAAGAGAGCGCGGCAAATGCTGACACTTCAGCAGGGGATGCATCGGAGTCAGCCCGGCAGGCGGCAGAAAGTGCAGCCGCTGCAAAGCAGTCAGAGGAGGCGTCCTCGTCCTCGGCCTCTGCGGCCGCTCAAAAAGCCAGTGAGTCATCACAAAGTGCAGCAGATGCTGAGTTGTCAAAAAAGCGGCAGAAAGTGCAGCCGGTAATGCAGCCAGGGATGCAACGACCGCAACAGAAAAAGCCCGGGAGTCAGCAGAAAGCGCACAGTCAGCGGAACAAAGCAGGATAGCGGCGGAAGAGGCCGTAAACCGAATCCCCACGGTGGTGGGGCCTCCCGGGCCAAAGGGGAACCGGGTCCCGCGGGCCCTCAGGGCCGAAGGGGGATAAGGGAGAGCGTGGTGACACCGGCCCTGTCGGGGCAACCGGCGAACGGGGCCGACAGGTGATGCTGGTCCGGCAGGACCACAGGGACCGAAAGGCGACAGGGGAGAGCGGGGAGAGACCGGTCTGACGGGAAATGCAGGTCCACAGGGTCCAAAGGGAGATACCGGTGCGGCAGGCCCGGCAGGCCCACAGGGACCGAAAGGAGAAACAGGTGCGGCTGGCCCGGTGGGGGCAACCGGACCTCAGGGACCGAAGGGCGACCCGGGGGAGACACAAATCCGTTTCCGTCTGGGGCCGGGAAACATTATTGAGACAAACAGCAATGGCTGGTTCCCGGATACAGATGGCGCACTCATCACCGGACTGACCTTTCTTGACCCCAAAGATGCCACACGGGTTCAGGGTTTTTTTCAGCATTTGCAGGTCAGGTTTGGTGACGGGCCGTGGCAGGATGTCAAGGGGCTGGATGAAGTGGGCAGTGATACAGGCAGAACAGGAGAATGACATGAATATACTAAAAAAACTTATGCAGCGTCTGTGTGGTTGCGGAAAGCATGATGACCGTGAAAACGGGGAGTTACTTACAGCACAGCTGCGACTGGGACCGGCAGACATTCTGGAGTCCGATGAGAATGGCATTATCCCGGAGCAGGACAGGGTAATCACGCAGGTGGTGATACTGGATGCGGATAAAAAGCAGATACAGTGCGTGGTAAGACCGCTGCAAATCCTGCGTGCTGACGGGACGTGGGAAAATATTGGCGGGATGAAGTAACCCGACAGCTTCACAAAACCGGAGTCCGGCTCCGGTTTTTGTGTTGCAATGTCCGGGGGATATTTGTTAAGTAGATGATAGAGGTGCTAATTCAACAGGGAGATAAATTAATGCCGATAAATCTGACATCTTATTTGGGGTTACAGGGGGCGAAAGTTGTCCCGGCAGTTGTTTTTTCTAAAATTTAGTCTTGTTGGGGTAAATGACATATGCCATTGATAACATCCAGCATTTCATCAAATGTTGCTTTGCAGAGTATTGAAATATTACGTGAAGCTGCCAGACAAAACCTGATAACGAAAGATATTACTATAAATGGGCAGAAAGTTGGTATTCATTATTATCAACGCCCTGACGTTTTTTTAGTTTCTGGTTGTAAGCGAGTGAATTGGTGGCACTGAAATATATAAAACCATATTAAGTATCAATATGAAAATTCCCGTTCTCCAACCTGGCTTCAACTTTTTTGCCCCTGCTGGATACTCTGCTGCCGTTGCTCCTAATCGTGCTGAAAATGCCTATGCGGATTACGTTTTGGATATAGGTAAGCGAATACCGCTTTCCGCAGCAGATTTAAGCAACGTATACGAAAGTGTAATTCGCGCCGTCCATGACAGCCGTAGCAGGCTCATCGATCAGCATACGGTCGATATGATTGGCAACACTGTACTTGATGCGTTGAGCCGATCACAAACATTTCGTGATGCCGTAAGCTATGGCATTCATAATGAGGAGGTACACATTGGTTGCATTAAATACAGAAACGAATACGAGCTTAACGGAGAATCTGCTATCAAAATTGATGATATTCAATCACTAACCTGTAACGAATTATATGGATACGATGTCGGGCAAGAACCAATTCTCCCCATTTGCGAGGCAGGAGAAAACGAGAACGAAGAGCCTTATGTCAGTTTTAGTGTTGCGCCAGATACTGATTCTTATGAGATGCCATCGTGGCAGGAAGGACTGATTCACGAGATTATTCATCATGTTACTGGGGCCAGCGATCCATCTGGAGATAGTAATATAGAGCTAGGACCCACCGAGATTCTCGCACGTCGTGTCGCTCAAGAGCTGGGATGGAGTGTTCCCGACTTCAAAGGATATGCAGAGCCAGAACGAGAAGCTCATCTTAGACTACGTAACCTGAATGCCCTTCGACAGGCTGCCATGAGGCATGAAAAGAATGAGAGGGCTTTCTTCGAAAGACTGGGTACGATCAGTGACCGATATGAGGCGAGTCCTGATTTCACAGAGTATTCCGCTGTGTCTAACATAGGATACGGATTTATCCAGCAACATGATTTTCCAGGGGTGGCTATCGACGAGAATTTACAGGATGTAAATCAGATCCAACTGTATCATGGTGCTCCTTATATCTTTACATTTGGGGATGTGGACAGACACAATTAGCGCTGATTCGTCTTTACAGTTACATAGGGTTACTACTCATAGATATTAACGGAGTTGATGATGGGCAATCGTGCAACATTGTATTGTATGTAAAGGCAGAGCCCCGAATTTTACTGTTGTAAGTGGGCCTGGCGGGAATGGTATCGCCAGCATCATTGGCTTGGGTCCAGTAAAAAGAGACGCAGAAAGATGCACAATAGGCACTACGCGTCATGCATGGATTAGGTCGCTCATCATTTACACAGTACTGCTAAAAAATTATTAAGGAAAGCGCGGCACTTCGTATGTAAGAGCGTGTCGCGGTTGGCTGGTGAACTTTCGATAGTGCGAGTATTGAATGATTTCCAGCCGTTACCGATTTACGTGTTTATTAGCGAACAAACCACTCGTCAGCAGACTCCCAGGTATCTTTCAGCGTCTCCTGAACAAAAGTTTTTGCAGAATCTTTATCGGCGGTGCGAGTAACTGAAAGGCCATCGTTGCTGGTGGATTTGATGATCACTTCTACATCGTCATAACGTTTACTGACACGTCGCAGCATTTCTTGTTGCAGGGCAGGAACAGAACCTTTTGGCATTTTGTTGATTTTGGCTGCGGGGTATCTGTGGGGCATATATGGGACATAAAAAGGCCTCAAATAAACAGCAAAATCGAGATTAGGGATTTTTAGAAAAAATACAACCATCTGAAAAAACTTAGAAAACACCCAAAAACCCACAGAATA